AAAACGCAATCTTCTGGCGGCTGTCGCGGTTGACCCTGCTGGCCTCGGTGAAGTCGTGGACGCGCTCGGACGCATCGGAGTCTCGGTTGCCGACAAGAACCTGATCGGCGCGCCACAAGGCTATCGCATGATGAACGCGATCAAGGGCACCGAGCGCAAGCTGGCCAACGGCACGCTGTGGCATAGCGGCTCCGCCCTGATGTCGTGGTGCGTCGGCAATGTGAAGATCGAGCCGACGGCTACGGCGATCCGCGCTACCAAACAAAACGCCGGCGATGCCAAGATCGATAGCGCCATGGCGTTGTTCGATGCCGCGCTGGTGATGCAGGACAAGCCCGACGAGGCGCCGGCGTACCAGATGTTCTTTGTCGGCTGAATTCCAAAGGTGAAATCATGAAAACCAACCGCGCCTATTCGGTGCTGGATATCAAATCGCTTGACGAGGATCAGCGCATCATCGAGGGCGTTTGCTCGACGCCGACGGTCGATCGTGTCGGTGATATCGTCATGCCGCGCGGTGCCAAGTTCAACCTGCCCATGCCAATGCTCTGGCAGCACCGTTCAGGCGAGCCGATCGGGCATGTGACGTGGGCCGAGCCGCGCGATGACGGCATTCCGTTCCGCGCCAAGATCGCCAGGTCGGATGAACCGGGCAAATTAAAGGACCGGCTCGACGAGGCCTGGCAGTCGATCAAGCTGGGATTGGTGCGCGCGGTGTCGATCGGCTTCCGCCAAGTGGCCGACAAGGTCACGCATCTCAAGGGCGGCGGTCTGCAATACGATGAATATGAAATTCTTGAAGTATCGGCCGTCACCATCCCGGCCAATGCCGAAGCGTCCATCAACACCATCCGCTCTATTTATCACGGCTTGCGCGCCGCGTCCGGCGATCCGCAGGCAATCCAGGCCGCGTCCGGCCCTCCTGAAAAACCTGTCGCTGTCGCGGCATCCCGTTCCATCAGATTGGAGGCCAAGACAATGGCCACGAAGACCAACGCCGAGAGGATGAAAGACCTCGAGGCAAAACGCGCCGCCGAAGTGGCCGCGCGCGATGCAATTCAGAGCAAGATTGTCGACGAAGACCGCACCAAGGACGAGGCCGAACAGAATTCGTTCGACGAGCACTCGGCGGTCATCAAGTCGGTCGATCGCGAACTGGCCGATTGCCGGCTGATCGAGAAGGAATTGATCACTACGGCCAGGCCAGTCACAAACGGCGACGGCATCGAGATGCATTCACAGGCAATCCAGGTGAAGGCGCCGACGTTGCCGCCGGGTATTGGTCTGATCAAACGGCTGGCCTGCCAGTCGCACGCCCATATGTATCATCGCGACGTGATCTCGGTGGCACGGCAATATTGCGGACAGTGGCCGCAGATCGAAATGGACATCAAGGCAGCGGTGGCAACCGGCACGGTCGCGACGCCGGCCTATGCGGGCGTCTTGGTCTACCCACAAAACCTTACCAGCGAGTTCCTCGAATTCCTGGTACCGCAGACCTTCATGGGACGCATTCCCGGCCTGACGCGGGTGCCGTTCAATTCGCGTATCCCGCGTGAAAATTCAGTGATCACGGCGACGTGGGTCGGGGAAGGCGCATCCAAACCGGTGGCCGCCGGCTCGTTCGACACCGTCTCACTGACGTTCGCAAAAACGGCCTGTATCATGGGCGTCACAGACGAGCTGGCGCGCTTCTCAAGCCCGTCCGTCGAAATGCTGGTGCGCGATAATCTCGCCAAGGGAATCAGCAAATTCCTTGACGAGCAGTTCATCAAGCCGACCGTCACGGCTGTGGTTGGTGTTTCTCCTGCGTCGATCACCAACGGTGCCGACAGCGATGCTGCTTCCGGTACCGACGTGGCGGCGGTGATCCATGACATGCGGCAGATCCTGTTCCACTTCCAGGAGTACAATATTCCGACAGATCTCACCGTTATCATGCAACCGGTGCTGGCGACTGCGATCGGCACCATGCTGTCGCCGTTGGGGATGGTGCAATTCCCCGACATCGGCAGCCAGGGCGGCAAGATCCTAGGCATCAATGTGATCACCTCGAACAATTCCCCGGCGGGGCAGATTACGGCGATGCATGCACCCAGCGTGTTCGTGGCGGATGAGGGTGGCCTGCAGATCGATGTGTCGCGCGAGGCATCCGTCGAAATGGACTCGGCCCCCGCGGCGACCAACTACCACTTGATCAGCGCGTTCCAGAACAACTTGTTGTTCGTGCGTGCCGAGCGTTACATCACCTGGGTCCGTGGCCGAGACAAAGGTGTGTTCTATCTCACCAACGCAGCTTATGCCGGGGCGGTGACCGGATGATGATGCGCGCGTTGAAGGCGTTCGAATACAACTACCGCAAGCTTGAGGCGGGCGAAGTGTTCGAGACGCTGTCGGACGCGCATCGGCATGTGTTGGCTTCGGCCAATCTGGCCGTGGAAAACGACGAGACGGTGCCGGGGCAAAAAAAGCGCTACCGGCACCGCAAACTTGAGGCCGAAGAATGAAAATCCTCGGCTTCGAGGTTTCCGTGCGCAAGCAGTCACCCATGCTGCCGACCGCGGTTTATGACCGTGGCTGGTGGCCGATCGTGCGCGAGCCGTTTGCCGGCGCCTGGCAACGCAATCAGCCGCTGAGCATGGAAAACCCGCTGCAGAACGCGACGCTCTACCGTTGCGTTTGCATGATTGCCGCCGACGTTGCCAAGATGCGGCTCAAGCTGATGGCACCGACCGGCCAGGTCTGGGCGGAAACCAACGTCTCGGCCTTCTCGCCGGTGCTTAACAAGCCGAACCGTTATCAGAACCGCATACAGTTCTTCGAGAGCTGGCTGATCTCGAAGCTGCGTTCCGGCAACGCCTACATCCTCAAGGAGCGCGACAACCGCAACGTGGTCAGCGCGCTGTATGTGCTCGATCCCAATCGGGTCAAGCCGCTGGTGGCCATTGACGGGACGATCTTTTACGAATTGAACACCGATCACCTGGCTGGCCTGATCGAAGAAGACCGCGTCACCGTGCCGGCCGACGAGGTGATGCACGACCGCATCAATTGCCTGTTTCACCCTCTGGTCGGCATGTCACCGTTGTATTCGACGGCAGCCCCGGCCGCGCGCGGGCTGACGATCCAGCAATTCTCCGCATCGTTTTTTGGCAATGCGGCGCGGCCGTCCGGCATTCTCACGGCGCCGGGCAACATCGATATCGACACGCGGGCGCGGTTGGAAAACGATTGGCACAATAATTACACCGGAAATAATCAGGGCAAGGTTTCCGTGTTGGGCAGCGGGATGACATGGAACCAGCTGACGCAAAACGCCGTCGACAGCCAGTTGATCGAACAGCTCAAGCATACCGACGAGACGATCTGCACGGCGTTCGGCATTCCCGCGTTCATGGTCGGCGTTAAAGATCCACCCAACTACAACAATGCCGAATTGCTCGACCTGCAATATTACAAGCAATGCCTGCAAAGCCTGATCGAGCATATCGAACTGACGCTGTCGGAAGGCCTCGGCCTGATCGATGCCGGCTATCGTGCTGAATTCGATCTCACCGGCCTATTCCGCATGGACTCGCAGACGCAGATCACGGTGCTGGCGGAGGCCGTGAGCAAGGGCATCCTGTCGCCGAACGAAGCGCGGCGCGTGCTCGGCTACATCGACGTCAAGGGCGGCGAATCGCCGATGGCGCAACAGCAGATGTTCACGCTGGAAGCCCTAGCCAACCGTGCCAACGCACCGGCCTTGCCGGCGGCTCCGGCCCCAACTCCGGCTGCCCCAGCCCCGCAGCCGATCAATCAGCGCGCCTTGCTCGACGCCATCCGCAGGAGCCTAGGCCATGCAACTGCAGCTTGAGGATATGATCGGGCGCGAGATCGCCGGGATCATCAAGGATCACTGTGCAATTTATCAAACGCAAATCGACGAGCTGAGGGCGGAAGTCAAAATATTGGCCGGTCGTCCCTATCCGCAGAAGGGCGATCGCGGCGAGCCGGGTCAGCGCGGAGAAAAGGGCGACCGCGGTGACATTGGCTTGCGCGGTGAAAGCGGCACTCCAGGCAAGGATGGCCGGGACGGAAAAGATGGTGTGGCGGGATTGAATGGCGAAAAGGGTGCGCCTGGTCCGCAAGGTTTGCCAGGACTGAACGGCAAGGATGGCGCCGGACCATCGCGCGGGCGCTACCGCGGGCCATGGAAGCACGATGATGAATTTCACCTCGACGACATGGTCTCCTGCGGCGGTTCCGGTTGGGTCTGCATGGTCGAGGGCGCCAAGGACAAGCCGGGCGATTCCAAGCAGTGGCAACTGTTCGTCAGGAAAGGCAGCCACGGCAAGGATGGCGAGCGAGGTCCGCCGGGCCCCATAGGTCCAACGGGCAGATACGAGCCATGAGGAAATCTCTTGTCACCATCCTGGAGCCGACCGCGCCGGTCTATGACTTGACCACGGTTGACGCGGTGAACGCGGCGCTCGGCATCACCGGCAACACCGCGGCAGATGCCGCCATGGGCGAGAAGATCACAATGGTCTCACGCATCATCGGCGAATTGTGCGATCGGGTCTTCGCCATGCTGACAGTGTCGGAAAGCTTCCGCATGTCGTTTTATGATCCGACCAAGGGGCTTAACCTGTGGCAGTTTCCGGTCAATGAATTGACCTCGATCACGGTGGGCGGCACGCCTGCCGATCCTGCCAGCTACGAACTCGATCACGACGCCGGACTGCTTTGGCTGGTGCCGGGCATCTGGCCGTGGGCCTATCCGCCGATCAACAGTCATTGGGCGGGCGAGGTGGTCCTGCAATATAGCGGTGGATACAATTTGCCCGATGAAGCGCCGGCGTCGCTGGCCTTCGCCTGCATCGAGACCTTGCGCTGGCAACGCTTCAGCGCCAACCGCGATCCGGCGATCCGCTCGACAACGCATGGCGATACGACGGTGGCCTTTGGCGACTATTACAATCGCTTCCGCTATGGGGGTAAGGCCGCTGTGTCTCCGACAAGCTCAATCCTGCCGCCCAACGCGACCGAGCTGATCGAGAGTTACATGAGGCTCCAAGTTTGACCTGGCGCATCGAGCCGACCTGGAAAGGGGACGTTGGCTATATCGTCGGAGGCGGCCCATCGCTGCTCGAACAGAACCTCGATCTGCTCAGGGACAAGAAGGTCATCGCCATCAACAGTTCATATGCGGCGGTGCCGTGG